CGGCAGACGAACGGCGAGCGGAACGGTAAGCAAAATCTTTCTCCGCATCCGTCCGCCGGTCCGGAAAATTAGACTCCGGCACCGGCATCCCTGCCCCTGGCGGCTCTTCGTCGTTATAGGTTGGCATCGTAAAAACTTCCTTAGTTAGTCGGGTTCTAAAAACGGCGGGTAAGCGTAGGGGCAATGATGTTGCGTAGCGCCGTGTCTATATGGTCATCATTAAGATACGGGTACAGCTCATCACAAATAAACCGGATCGAATGCGGCGAAGCGTTCAGAACATCCCAGCGAAACCTCATGTTTAAGTCCTTAGTACGTTCGGAACGGGCAAACTTGCCCAGTTCGTAGGACTCATGCAAATAGCCTAAGTCATGGCGGGCAAGCACCCCGCCAACATGCCCCGCTAGAGTGTTGTAATGTTCGGGTGTAATCTTCATCGTGGTTACTTCCTTTGTTAGTTGGCCTAAGCTTAGACCTTGGTAATAAAAAGTCAAGTTACAGTTCGGTTACAAAAACCGGCAGACCCGCCGTAGAGTTAAGCGTGCGAGTGCACCGCCGTCGCCGTCGGCGCGTACTGGTCCAGCGTGCTATCAACCGCCCGTAGAAACACGGCAGCAAAGAGCAGCAGGGCAACCGCTACCGCTACCGCCCGAAACAAGAGGCCAATCATGCCGACACCGGCGGCCAGAACGGCCAGCCATACGGCAACACCGTAGGCACCAAAGCACTATTGGCCGCAAGAGCACGACGCAACGCAACAAGAGGCCCAAGGTTGCCGTTGTCAATCGACGAACGAACAGCCAACAACAACCTAGCGTTGCGCTTGTACACCGCCCTATATTCTGGCGTGTCATATCCTTTAGCGTGCATATCTAATCCTCTGTTAGTAGTTAGTGCACCGTAGGGGATCGAACCCTCTAGCTAGCCCGTAAGCGCTAACGGTGCCGTGTGGCTACGCTACCGGACGGAACCAGAGCGTGAACCTAGCATAGAACTGGCTCTGTTCAGTAAGGTCAAACACGAACTCATTAGTGTCCGTGTCCAATAAGCTAAGAATCTTAACCGGATCGTCAGTCTGCCCGTCAAACCATCCAGACGCATACGTCCCGTTATGCTGTTCGTACCCGTTGCCCTCGAAATAGTCCGCATCCAGCATAGTGTTAGCACTGTGCGCGTTATTCGTTAACGTCTCCAAATAGGCTGTAGGATCGTCCGCTATACACTCATGGCAAACAAAGTCATCCCCAAGAATAGCGTAGGATGGCGTCCAACTATAAGAATTACCCGTAGAACGAACAGCTTTGCCACACTCGCCACAACTAGACCACTCATCACACCAATCCAGCTGGATGTCAGGACACCAACGCTCTAACGCGTCAAACAACCTACCCGGACGGGTATCAGTGACAGTGCGAGTACTAGTCTCGCGATCATAAGTGCTCTTATCGTTCCAGTCTGCTGTAATCATAGGTTGATCGTCATACCCTGGCTCTACGTTGCCAGTGTAATGATGCATTTCTACACTATCACCATACTCATCGCCAGTCGCCGCCATAATAAGGCGACGCGAACGCGCTACCTGTTCAGTCATCGTTAAAGTCATGTCGTGGTAATCCTTTGTTAGTTTATTGTTAGGCTAATGTAGCCACGCTAGCCAACGAACCAAGGCTCGCTAGCTACCGTCGCAACACCAACTACGCCACGTCGAACAACGTAGCGTCGAACGATGCACCCGCAAGAGTTGACCCGCAAGAGTCGCAACCGTAGTCGAACGTGTGCCATTCATGCGAATCGCCAACCGCCACAACATAACCGCGGGTGTTCAACCGGACATCGGCCAGAAACTCTGCCAGGCCGTCATCAGTATCACACCGCGACGTCCCCGACGTATCCCCGTTAGCGTGCCACATAGCACAATCTACACAAATAGTTATATCAATATCCGTCGCTGTAATCATGTCACTACCCTTTGTTATCGTTGTCGTTGTCGTTGTCATTAGTAACCAAGCCAAACTAGTAGATGGCCAAGGTTATTAACCTTGTCGTCCGCAATAGCCAGCAAACGATACTCATCGACCGCCCAAGGCCCTAACCCGTGCTCATCCAACAGACGGCCTATCGTGCCAGAACTAGCCATATGCCGTGCTTCGCCGTCAAGGTAATCTTCAACTACTTGCGCCGTGCTAATCATAGCGAACCCAACTCTGCCAACTTAACCTCTAAAGCCCGATCGGCATTCAGATCATCCAGTAGGTCGCGGTTACGCTCCGCAACAATACGGGCATCTTCCAACTCGACGAACCGCGGCAACGCAGGGAACCCGAGACGCCGCATATCCGCATCATACTGCGAACGCATAGCCAACATATCACCGCGGTCTAGCACATCTACCGGACACCCAATAGCCTCTAACCATTCAAGGAAGTTCATAGCAACACCTAACCGTAAAGCCGTGGACAGTTCCCCGGCAACAACAAACCTAGTGCACAACGGGCAACGTGTCAAGCATAGACCCGAAACAATATCCGACTACGACAACGTAGGCCAATGACACCTAGCCCGTCTCACTGTCTGTCGCTGGTCTCCGTCTCCGTCTCGCGCGGGTGGCGTGTGCGTGCGTTCGTCTGGCGTGTGTGTGCGCGCGCGTGTCGTGCGTGCGCGTGTGCGTGCGTGTCTACGGGTGCGTGTCGTGTGCGTTCGTGTACTTTGAGAGGATCGAGCTATGGTGCCTACGAATGCAGAGCGGATAGGCCCTCCCTCTGCTGTTTTAGAACGTGTGTTCTGCATGAAAGGCCCCCATATGACATGAAATGTACCGGGGTGGTATGGTATGAAATGACATGAGAGGGGCCAGGGGGGGGCACCCCCCCTTGCAGCCCGCCCCCCCGTACACCACTACGGGATGTGACATCATGGCCTACAACTTTGTGTGGCGATACCGTAACCCCTTTCCCTACAGCCGTGTTTCTCTTTCCGGTTGCGATACCGTAACCTTTGCTGGTTGCGACGGGGGGTTCGACGGGAGAGTTCGACTTTTGTTTTTGCCGTAAAAGCTGGCGGACGGTCTGTTGCCAAAAATAAAAAATTAAAGGGGGTGTTGGTTGTAAGGTTTATGGAACGTTTGTTCGTTATAATTGGGTATGCCTGTTACTGGTCATTCGACACATTCTAAGGTTAGTGATGCGTTGGGGGATCAGCCGATTGATCCTACGGTGCGGAGTGCGCTTCTTGCGATTGCGACTTCGTTTGATGAGATGTTGGTTGCGGTGACACGGCAGTTGGACGAGAGCGCCCGTGCTCTTGCTTCTAGCCAGAGGGCTTTGTATACGATTCTTGTTGGTGTTGTTGCGGCTATGATTGTTGGTTTGTTTTCTTCGTTGTATGTTGGGTAGACTGTGGTTATGTCTGGTTCTAGTTTTGTTTCGCCTCGTAGGAGTGTTGTTGTGAGTCGTCGTCGTCGTTTGTTTGGTCGTTTGTTTGGTTGGGTGGGTCGCTGATGGCTGGTGCTGATTATGATCCTAAGCAGAACGTTGTTGGTACGGATGTGGCTTCTGCTACGTTGAAGATTTGTAAGGTTTCGCAGTCCTCGCCGCAGTCAGTCCCGACCGCTACGAATACCACAGTCACCTACGACACCGAAGATTCTGACGTTCTCGGCTGGCATACGGGAACATCCGGCAGTGTGATACCGCTATCGGGACCTGGGTGGTATCGGGCCACCTTTAACGCATGGTTCGATGCGTCCATATCTAACACGGCTAGATATATCTTCATCCTGAACGCGGTAGGCGTCGAAGTCGCCAAAGTTGACCAAACAACAGGCCCTGCCCGCCCGTCGGCTAGCTTGTCGGCGGTCGTGTACATGAACGGGTCAACCGATACGTTCTACGTGGTGTCTTGGCAGGACCACGGGTCCAACATCGACATTCAGTATGCGGCGTTGACGGTTGAGTATTTGGGTTTGTGACCTTTTGGTTATGGGGGCGCTAGACTGTTTGTATGCTTGAAAAAACTCGTAATGATCTTGCTATCGCGCTGTGGGATGACCCGGCTAAGGCGGTGGTTGCCCTTGTTCTTGCTGCTATTGTTGCGGCGACTGTGGTTGCCGTCTCGTTTCTTCCGGTTGGTACGCAAGAGGTGTTGTTTGGAACTTTCGGTTCGGCTCTCACCGCTTTGCTTACGGGTTTGGCTACCCGGAAACGTGCCTGGTCACCTAGAGCTGTCGGTGAGGAAGTTGAGCGTTCATATCGTGAAGGTGTGAGTGTGGGCGAGGGTACGGTAAACTAAGACATGGCTATTGTTTCTCCTGCTGAGATTACTGTTACTACTAGCGAGACGTTGGTTCTTTTGTCTAGGAACGGCCATGATGGTACGCCTCAGGCTGTGACGTTGTTTGCTCCTGTTTCTAATACTGCTGCCGTTCTTGTTGGTGGTACGGATGCGCTTGCGGCGTTTCCTATTGCTGCTGGTGCGTCGTTGTCGATTGATTTGTATGCGGGTGATGCTATCTTTGCGAAGGTTGCTACGGGTACGCAGAAGTTGTCGGTTATTTATAATCGGGCTTAGTGGCTGTGGAGGGGATTGATGCGGGGCTTCTTGCTTCTGCGACGCCTGCGGAGGTTAAGCGTTATAAGTTGCTGTTGGAGCGTAAGATTGCTGCTCTGTCTCCCTTAGATTATGCTTGCTGGTTGAATCCTGCTACTCGTAGGTTTCCGCATATCGAGTTCCTGAATGACCATATTGTTGCTTTGGATGAGTACCGTTTGTATGCGGATGGGCCGGGTCCTGCGGCTAACTGGTTTTATGTTGTTGGTGAGGATGTGTTTCCTGCTGAGGGCAATAGTTACGAGAATATCCCTGAGATCATTGACGAGTTTTATGGTGAGCACCCGAAGACGGGTGCCCGTGTGGTGTTCCGTTTGGCTATCGCTATGGGGCCGAGGCACGGTAAGTCTTATCTGATTACGGAGTACACGCCTGGTTGGTACCATTTTCGTCATCCTGACCGTGAGATTGCGTTCGCTACTTATTCTGACGAGTTTGCTCAGGAGTGGGGGGTTAAGACGAAGAACCTTCTTGTTGATAATGAGAAGTTGACTGGCCTGAAGTTGCGTGGCGGCAGAACTTCCGCTGCGGCCCGCTTGACCCTCGAATCTGGTGGGACGATGCGGTTTGTTGGTACGGGTGGTTCGTTGACGGGTACGGGGTATCAGTTGGGGATTATTGATGACCCGTTTAAGGATCAGGCTGAGGCGGATTCGCAGGCTATCCGTAACCAGAAAGCTAAGTGGTATACCAGTACGTTTGTTTCTCGTAAGACTCGTGTTCCTGGTAGGGGTTTGCCGATTGAGATTATGATGTTCACCCGTTGGCATGAGGATGATATTGCGGGTAGGTTTGCGTATGCTGATGAGGGGAAGCCTGCGGAGGATTGGTGTGTTTTGCGTCTTCCGGCTATTGCGGAGGATGATGACCCGTTGGGCCGTGAGCCTGGTGAGGCGTTGTGTCCTAGTATTAAGACTCGTGCGGAGTTGAATGCTATTCAGAAGCAGGACCCCGGTAGTTTTGCGTCGTTGTATCAGGGTGATCCTTCGCAGGATGAAACGGGAATGTTTGGTTCGTTTAATCATTACACGACTAAGGTTGTGGATGAGGTGCATTATTATCATTTGCCGAAGCGTTCGGAGGAGGAGGATGATGTTCTTATTCGCCAGGATGATTGTGTGGTGTTTGCTACGGTGGATCTTGCGGCTACTAAGAATACGTGGTCGGATTATTCGGTTTATGCTTTGTGGGCGTTTCACCGTTTCGATCAGAAGCTGATTCTTATTAACCGTTTCCGTGACAGGGTTGAGTCCGCTGACCATGAGACGTGGTTGCGTGCGTGTTATGCTTCGCACGATAATACGTTGTTTGTTGGTATTGAGAATAAGACGTTTGGGCAGACGTTGGTGCAGACGATGGTTCGTAAGGGTGGTATGACTGTGCGGCCTTTGGCTGCGGATACGGATAAGGTTGCTAGGGCGATCCCGTATGGTCAGGCTGTGAAGAATGGGCAGGTTTGGATTCCTAAGCACGCATCCTGGTTGTATACGTGGACGCAGGAGCACGCTAACTTTCCGAGGGCTACTACGCATGACGATCAGGTGGATACGGGGGGTTATGCTTGGCTTGTTGCTTTGACGTTGCCTTCGATTCAGAGGGAGATCAATGAGGACCCGCAAACAACTGAGGGTAAGATAGAACGGTATGTTGACAACCGGCAGCGGGCTAGGTTCCGTAGCCGTAGCAGGGGCGGCCTTTCTGGCCGTCTCGGAAGGTAGGATTAGTGTTTGATATTATTCCAGATTTTAATGGCGATTCTCGTGGCGGTTCTGTTTGTTCTAATTGTGGTTCGCCTGCTATGCGGGGCGACATTGGTGTGGCGCAGGGAACGTTTATAGATTTTGAGGGGTCTTATGATGTGTGTCAGGCTTGCATTGTGCAGATCGGTGGCGAGTTTGGGATGATTAGTACAGATATGTTTGTGGAGTTGAAGGAGCGGGTGGTGCGTCTCGATTTGGAGGCTACGGCTGCCCTAAAACTTTTGGAGAACGAGCAGGTTCTTAACAGTAGTCTTGCTATGCAGTTGGGGCGTGCTTTGGAGCGGTTGGGGGAGAAGGAGCCTTCTGTTACTGCCCCTCTTGTTAAGAAGGTTGCGGTTAAGAAGAAGGTTGCGGTTAAGAAATGATTGCCCTTCTTTCGGTGATAGCTGCTGTGGAGGCGGGCCTGCTCGTGGTTTTAACTAGCCGTTATAACCGTCTGCTTGCTTCTTTGGTGGCGCAGGTGAACCCTAAGGCTGCGGCTGCTGTGTCGAAGACCGCTAAACCTGCGGAGCGACCTCCGCATCGTAGGCAAGTCGGACTAGACGGCGGGAACGTGTAGACTAAGGCATGGCAAACGTTACAGACGCATGGGTACGATCACGCTACGACGAAGGCATATCACCCATCCGTAGCGAGGTGCGAAGCTATTGGCTCAATCATGCTTTCATGGAGGGCAACCAGTGGCTGTTTTGGGATTCTAGCAGGGAACGTATTGACGAAACTCCTGCCGACCATGATCGCATTCAGGCTACGATGAACCGCCTTCGGGCGAACACAAGAACGATTATGGCGAACCTTACGCAACGCGATTTGGCGTTCGAGGTTCCGCCTACGGCAGCAGATGATGCGTCTATTCGTGCGGCCCGCCTGTCTGCTACTATCCTTGAGGATTTGAGGGTGGGGCATGATTGGGAAACCCTTCGTGAGGCCAATATGGTTTCGACATTGAAGGGGGGTTCTTCCGCCATTTGCGTAGATTGGGACACGAAATCAAACGACACCGTAGAAACAGTACTGTCTATCTCGGAGATGGTGGTTGAGCCTGGGGCGCGTGATGCTGAGACTGCCCGTTGGTGGGTTAAGACTCAGGTGTTGCCTCCCCGTGAGGTTAAGGCCATGTTTGATATGGAGTCTACGCCTGCTGCGGATGCTAGCACGGGGCTTTCAACCTACCAGGCCCGTCCTGTTACTACGGGTGACCCGCTGACACCGCTTACCCTCGTGCTTACTTATTATGAGCGCCCTAATCCTGCCTGCGAGAAGGGCCGTTTCCTTGTTGAGGTGGACGGTCAGATTGTGCAGAAGGGCGACTGGTCGTTTCCTTGGAAGGACCGCCTAAACTTTGCGTTGACCCGTGAGACTCTTATCGAAACGCAGTGGGCCGGTTCTACTATCTATGATGATGCCCGCCCTGTGCAGGTAGCATTGAACGCAGTTTGGTCTAACAAGCTGGAACATTTACGCAGTGCGGGGAATGTGCGAATGCTAGTACCGTCCTCCGCTGCGGACTTCGTGAAACAGGTCACGGACATTCCTGGGGAGATGATTGAGTACCCTGACGGTTTACAAAAACCTGAGTACATGCAGATGCCTCAGATGTCCAGTTGGGTTAATGATCTTGCCAATCAGTTGGCTGACATGTTGGATGACATTTTGGGTGTCCACGACATTTCTCGTGGTAACGCACCGGCTAACATCGAGTCGGGGTATGGCCTGTCCATTTTGGCTGAGAAGGATTCGTCTCCGGTTGCACGTCTGATTAAGGAGTCCGCTAAGGCGTGGACTAAGGTCGGGCGTATGTGCTTGAAGCTGTATGAGGCTGAGAAGCAGGGCAAAAATGAGGCTACGATCAATCAGGGTTACGCTTCGGAACGCATTTCGTGGACTAAGAGCGAGATCAAAGGGCAGACCGGGGCTATCATTCCTGTTGAAACTATTATTCCTCGCAACCGTGCCGCACAGGCACAGTTTGCTGACAAGGCAATGCAGATGGGTTTGATAACGAACATTGCACAGTACACCGCTTTGGCTGACATGCCGGGGCAGGAGTCCCTTATTAGCGCTGCGGCCCCCGACCTGGCTAAGGCCCGTAGGGAGAACGCCTTGTTCACGTTGCACGAGATTGCGTTGCCTGCACAGTTCGATAACCACGAGGTTCACATTCAGGGGCACAACGACTTTCGTAAAACGCAGCAGTACGAGCAGCTACCTGACGATGAGCGTGAGGTTGTTGACATGCACGTTCAGGCACATGAGACGATGGCTGCCGAAGAAGCGGGCCGTCAGCGGATGAAGGAGCAGATTGACCCTGCCCTTAACGCTGCCCCTAATGCTGCGGGTACTCCTGCTGTTGATCCGCTTGCTCTCGCAGGTGGCCCACCGGCCCCTGCCCCTGAACCGGCACCTATGCCGGAGCAGGCTGCGCCTATGACACCAGACGAGATCACGGACGACCTTATGGCTAGTCTTGATACCTTAGGAGGGTAATGTCAGAAGAAGAGGGTGAGGAAGAAACTTTTTCTCTAAAATATGTGAAAGAGTTACGGGAGGAGGCTGCGGGTCACCGTGTTGCCTTGAAGCCGTACAAGGAAGCGTTTGCTACGCTGTCTGATACAGAAATTACTTACATGCTGGACCTTGTTGCCAAGATCAGCGAAGATCAGCCTGCTGCTGCCATCGAGATGCGCGACCTCTCGTACCAGCTTGCAGGTGAGGACGCCTTTCTTACGGATGTTCCGTGGGCGGTTGAAGATATAGGAGGGGCTATGCCCGACACAGAAGAAACAGAAACAGTACCAGGAGAGCAAGGCATAACAGCCGACGCCCTTACCGCAATGTTGGATGCCCGTGACGCTGCGGCGGCGGAAGCCAACACTGCTAGTACGAATAAGGCGCAGGAGGAGGAGGCTATTGCAGATATTATTGCGGAGGCTTCTGCTGCTGGATTTGAGCCGGGGACTAAGGAGTACGCAATGCTAATGTGGACTGCCTCGAACGAAACCGACGGCGACATTTCTAAGGCTGCGGAGGTTACCCGCCAGGTATTCCCGCAGGCCGACACGGATGATGCTGTTGTTGAGGAAGCGCCCCCTTCGGAGTTCCCTAAGACCGCCGTAGCGGGGGGTGTTTCGGCGCAGCCTTCACCACCAGTGGAGCCGCCGTCCGACCTCGCGCAGGCACGTACCGCTATGGAAGCCAGGTTGGCAAGGTCCAACGAACCCGGCTAAACTAAGCCACACCCCTTTGCCGTAATTTGTCGCCCTTGTGGCGGCATTTTGCGTTAACGGGTCGGGGGCGCTATACTAAACCTATCGGGATGATCCCGTGTGTGCCCTGCGCTTGATGCTATGGACCAAGTAAAACATAACATTCAACCACACACAAAGGATCTATCATGGCTTTAACTATGGCCCTAGCGGACGCAGCTCTCAAAGAGGACTACCAACCCGCCTTACGTGAACAGCTTAACAACAAGTCTGTTCTTCTCTCACAAATCGAAATGAACAGCAAAGATGTGGAAGGCCGCCGTGCGGTTCTTTCCCTTCATGTTGGTCGCAACTCTGGTGTTGGTGCCCGTGCCGAAGGTGGCACTCTACCTACAGCAGGTCAGCAAGGTTACGCAGAATCTCGTGTAACGTTGAAGCACAACTATGGTCGCATTCAGTTGAACGGTCAAACCATTCGGGCTATGAAGTCTGATAATGGTTCGTTTGTTCGTGCTATCGACTCGGAAACTAAAGGCGTGGTCCGTGACCTTCGCCAAGAAGTTAACCGCCAGTGCTACAACACCGCAGCCCAGCGTATTGCCACTTGTGGTACTACTTCGGGTTCGACTGAGATTGTGCTTGCTTCATCTACTACTGCCACTCAGATGCGCCATTTGGCTATCGGCACTGTAATTGATGTTGGTACTGCCGGTGACCCTGACAGTGTTACTGCTGCCAAGACGATCACTGCTGTGAATACGTCTACTAAGACTATCACTACGGCTACTTCGGTTACGACTTCAAGTTCCCATTTCATTTCTATCGCAGGTTCGGCTGGTTTCCAGCTTACGGGTCTTCGTGAGATTGTGGCGGGTTCTGGTACGTTGTTCAACGTTGACCCTACAGCTAACTCTGTTTGGGTTTCGACCACGAGCAGCAATGGTGGCACGAACCGTGCGGCTACTGACAACCTGTTTGAGACTGTCATTAACGATATTCAGATTGCGTCCGATGAGGACCCTAACCTGATTATGACTTCTTATGGTGTTGCCCGTAACTATGCGGCTCAGCTCAAGTCACAGAAACGTTATGACAAGACTAACGACCTTAAAGGTGGTTTCTCTGGTCTGTCTGTTTCGACTGGCAACGTAGAGCTTACGTTGGCTACTGACAAGGATTGCCCTGAGAACACTGCTTTCGTTCTTAACACCGCTCACCTCTGCCAAAACCAGATGAGTGACTGGGAGTTCATGGACGAAGATGGCTCAGTGCTATCGCGAGTTAGTGGTGTGGATGCTTACGAGGCTACCTTGTTCAAGTACCACGAGCTGACAACCGACATGCGTAACTGCCACGGAATTATTTCCGATTTGACAGAGAGTTAAGGTTATGGCCCTTACCGTAACCAACGAAACACGCAGCGTCGTGGGTGACTTGGTTCTCGTAACGGGAACCTTGACCTTCGACTCGTCATATCCAACAGGAGGCGAAGCTGTAGCGGCTTCTTCCTTCTCCAACTTTATCCGGCTAGACTTTTTGGGTCTTAATGCACACACGGACGTGGCTACCAAGCTCGCCGTGTGGGACCGTTCCAACGCAAAGATTATTCTTTATGTTGAGGATGGTACTACAGGTATTGAGGCTCAGGCTGCTAACGCATCCGATCAGTCTGCTGTGAGTGTGGAGTTCCTTGCCTTTGGTAAGTAGCTTCACCCTGTAACAAAGTTCAAGCGCCGTCAGTGGTTTCCCCTTCCCGCTGGCGGCGCTTCTTCGTTTCACGGGGGCTTAGCACTGGTACACTAACATCATGGCAGCTACACTACAATTTCTTAACACCCGTGAGTCTGTGGGCCTAGAAGCGGGACGCATTCTTCAAGAAGGCGATCCGACTATAGGATGGGAAGGTGACCCCTATCTATCTTTGTACCGTTGCATGATTACGGACAAGTGGGAGGTTTGGGACGAATATAGCGGTAATCCGCATCTTGTGGCTTCTATGCCAGCGTCCCGTTCCCCCAACATGGTCGAACTGTGCGCCAATCTGCGTGACGGTGACCTTCGTAAAGTAACCACAGAGGACGTTATGGCCCGTGTCGATGCACAAAATAAGGCTGTTGCTAGGGCGGTGGATGCCGCAGGGCAGGACCGTCTTAATGACGCTGCGACTAAGGTCCACTGGGCACTCTCTAGAGCAGATGGGCATTTGTACTGATGCACGGTGATAACGATTATGATTATGATGACGACGATGGCCTGGTTAAGCAGGTGGCTCAGAAACGTAAAGAGGCCGAGGAGACAAGGTTTCCTACGGCCTCTTCGAGGGTGCGGGATAAGGTTAAGTCCGGTAGGAAAAAGAAAAAACATTTGATGACATCTGGTGTTGTTAATGGTCTTATGCGTCGTAGGGAGTACTGATGCAGCTTTCTGTTATGCGAACGAACGTTCGTTCCCGTTGCGGCCTTTCGGCTTCGGACGGTTTGGCTTCTGATGCGGTGTTGACGGAGTTTATCAATTCGTCTATTCGCACGTTTTCTATGGAGCAGGACTGGCCTTGGTTGAAGGCAACCGAGTCGTTTAACACGGTTGTTGGTACTACCTCGTATACGCCTAATGCTGCGTTTCGGACTTCTCAGTCTGTTACGTCTGAGGGTGTAGATTTGCCGTACCGTACAATGCGTGATATGTCTGAGCCGTTGACTTTTGATGGTTCTCCCCTCTTTTTTTCTGTTGATCTGAATAAGCTGGTTATTGCACCGAAACCTGACGCAGTTTATGCTATTGTTCATTCGTATACGGCTGTTGAGACGGCTTTGACTGCTGATGCCCATGTTCCGTTGGTTTACGAGTGGGCTATTGATAAGCCGATCATTATGGCTGCTAAGCTGTTGGCTACCCGTCTGAAGGACCCTTCTTTGATGCAACTGTTGAACGCTGAGTTGCGTGATGTGGATAGGGCTATTGCTAATGAGGTCCGGCAGGCACGCCCTGCCCCTATCCCGAAGCACCGTACTGACTGGTACATTCACTAATGGCTTCCAGGAGTAGGGTAAGTTCTGTTACATACAAGAATTGGCGTGCGGGGAGCACGTTCGCTCGGGGGATTAACACGTCTAACTCTGTCCCGCAGGACGCATACCAGTCTACGAACATGCAGGTGTATTCTAATGGCACGCTTGGTGTGCGACCGTGGATGCGTGTGTGGCCTTCGGCGGGGTACCCTACTTCTACGGGGCTTGGCACCGATTTTAGGGGTATGCACTGGCATCCCCCTTATTTGACGACAGGGGTGGGGCTGATACCCGGCGCTTTGGTAGTCAATAACACGGCTGGCACCCGCTATTCGTCACGCTATGTGATATACCCAACCTACCCTACAGACAGGTGGGTAAATACCGCGTTTCCTGTGGCGTTTGCTTCTCACCCTGACCCGTACGACGGGGGCGATTCGGGGTACACGTTAGCAAAAGCGGGCGGCGATTCTACTGTCATGTCCCCCGGCGTCACGATCTATGACGGGTTCGCTACGTACTCTGGCCTGCTGGACAACTATGCGGCTATAACGTGGTCTACCCCGTCGGGGTTCAACCCGCGCTACTCGGTTGAGTACAAGGAACGCGTGTACTACTGGGGCGACACGTCATCCCCGACTACTATCGTGTACTCTGACGCAGCAGCACCAACCACGGTTTCGTCTAGCACCCAGTTCTTTAAGACAGGCGCTTCGGATGCTACGGGCGCTGTGGGCATTATAGCCGCCTACGGCCTTAGGGATTCTTTGTTGATGTTCGATTCGCAGGGGGAATGGCACGCCCTTACTGGCGCTAGTCCTATTACGGGCACGCTTCGCAGTGTGGGTGTTGCGGCTACTCCCGCTTATCTTCCTGGCGGGGTCCTGTTTCGTAACGCCGTATGGTTTTTGTCAAGGTTCGCTAACGATTCTGGTGTGTCTATTGCTTCCCCGCAGGGTGTCGATTCTGTTTCTTTGGATCATGTTCGTCCTGCTAACAATTATGGGTGGGATGATGTTGGGGTTGAGCCTTTGCGTGGGTTGGCGTCGCACGAGCTGGATGCTTTGATGCTTCCTTATCTTCGGCATGAGGCTACTGCTGGGGCTGACGGGTTCCAGAGCATAGATTTTGTTAACAATTCGTGGTCGCATTCTTCTTATTGGAACACGTCGATTTCTGCGGGTGGCCGTGGTGGTGGCGGTTCTGGGGACATTGAGGTGGCCGATGTTGCTATGGTTGACCAGAAGTACATGTTTGTTTTGACGGATGAGTCGAACACTACGGGGGTTGGTTCCGCTTATGTGCAGCTTTATTCTCGTGATATAGCTTTGGATAGGCCGTCTAGGGGCAACGATCTTTATTCTGATAGTGTGGAGTCTGTGGGGTACGCTGGGGGGTCTGTTACTTCTGGTGCGGGGCATATAAGGTTGGCTGCGTTTACTCCTCCGAGTAACGATCAGTCTCGTGTTCTTAGTGTGACGGTCGATTTCGATTTTTGGGCTGATGATGACACACAGTATGCTGTTCCTGGGTTTACGGTTTCTGCTATTACGGCGGGTGTTGGTGTTCCTGGTTCTTCGGCTTCGGCTGAAACGCAGTCGTTTTCTGGGGCGGGTCTTACTGCGTCGCAGGAGTTCGCTACGGTGACCTACAATTTTGGTGATACTGCGTTTGGTGCTCAGTCTCTTGTTGAGTTGACGGGGGTTCAGGGTGTGGCTTTGCATCGGGTGACGGTTGAGTATGAGACTCGTCCTAATACTCCGAGAAGCTGATGGCTTCTTCTCGGGGTGACGAGTATAGCGGTGCTGGTTATCTTGTTTCGTGGGCTGAGCTTTCGGGGGAGGGTTCGGCGTCTGTTCTTGCTGATGTTTATGACAGGAATCTTGAGGCGTTTCTGAATGATCCTTTGAGGAACATTAGTGCTGCTTCGTTGTCGGTGTCTGATGGTTCGGCTGCACTTCCTTCTTATACGTTTTCGTCTGATCCTAATACGGGGATGTATAGCGGTGCTGCTGATGAGATTTTCTTCTCGACTGGCGGCACAGAGAACCTGAGGCTGACCGGCAATAACATTCGTATGGCGTCAAGCGCCTCGCTTATATATAACGTTGGCGCTTTTAAGGGTGCTAGTGGTTCTGCTGCTGCACCTACTTTCACGTTTGATAGTGACACGAACACTGGGATGTATCGTGATGCGGCGGACTCGCTAAGTTTCTCGACGGGGGGCACACAGCGGCTCGATATTGATAGTGGGGGAATCAAAGGGAAGTTGGCATTCCAGGCTCCTTACGGGTCAGCCTCGGCACCATCGCACTCTTTCGACGGCGATACCAACATTGGCATGTACCGTTACTCGTCGAACCGGATCGGGTTCGGGATCGCTGGAACCTGGAGGGCCATCGTCGATTCAGGCGGCATCCTGGTCAACGGCTCCGTCGAATCAGGCTACGGATCGTCAGGGGCACCTACTCATACGTTCAACGGCGACAACAACACCGGCATGTACCGGCATGCCTCCGACAAAATCGGGTTCTCGACGGCAGGTTCATTTAGGGCCTATATAAGCTCCACATACTTCTACCTATACCCGAGAATCCTCCAAGACTCATCTAACTCTGACGCAATAATCCTACAAAGTAACACGAACACTGTAGGAAGCCTAAGTAAATGGGTACAGATAAACAATAACAGTGGCACCCGACAGGGCTTCACTGGCATGTATAACGGAAACATGTACCTCTGGGCGGACGTTGGTGCGGCGTTGATTCAGGCGGGAGGGGCAAGCTGTTCTTACATGAACGGGTCTAGCGTGTATATCTACGATGCGTACAACAACGCCAGCACAGGCGGCTCATACGTCCGCATCAACTCGTCCGGTCTACTGCACCGCTACTCGTCATCGAGGGTTTACAAAACAGACTTCGAGCCTCTAGCTGACGAGTTCGCAGACCTAGTACTTGACATAGAACCAGTGTTCTTCCGCTCAACGGCATCAAACGACAACCCCAACTACTCCTGGTACGGCGCTGTTGCAGAAGACGTAGCACTCATCGACCCACGGTTCGCAGAATGGGGGCCACCCGATGGTGGCTGCGATTGCCCCGACGCACAAGAACGGGGAGCGACATGGGATATGCACGAGGCCGACTGCTTCGTTCCCACCTCAATCAACTACGGCACATATACCATGCACCTAATCAACATTGCCAAGCGTCAACGCGATACCATCGCTAGCATGGAAATCCGACTCCAACTATTAGAAAAGAATCTCACATGAGCACCGAACAAGAACAACCAACAGCAGAAATTGTCATAGCAGCACTCGAACGAGAACTACTAGCAGCACACCAACGGGCAGCACAACAATCCATAGCAATCCTCCAACTACAAACCAAACTGTCCGAAGGCGACGAAGCGGAAGAACCTGTCGCCTGACACGGTACGTTTCTGCCGTGACGGGGTGTAAACTAGACTATGGCTTACACCGTTAAAGCAGGAGACAGTCTTTGGGCTATTGCACAAGCAACGCTCGGGGACGGGTCCCGTTGGCCCGAAATACAGGCCGCTAACGGTATTGCTGGTACGACGATCCAGCCGGGGCAGGTGTTCAACATACCGGGGCAGGATTCCACGGCACCTACCGACCGCAACGTAGCAGTAACCCCCGGCGAAACCGTGTTCAGCCCGGGCAAACCCCCTCCGCCCCCGGCAGTAAACCCTGACACCGAACTGTACCAAGACCCCGCATACTATGCGTACATGGCGGGACTCGGCACGCAGAAGTCAGAAATCGCTGGCAGGCTGCTAATGAAGAAAGATAACTACGATCAACAACTTGGCGAGGCCCTCCCAGGGTACGCCGACGCCCGCAAAGATAATGCCCGAGTCATAGACAACAATTCCGAAAACCGTGGCATGTTCCAATCGGGGCAACGCCTGCGTGACAGGTCAGAGTCGGATGAGACCATAGACGCACAACTGGCTGGCACCCGTGGGCTGTGGTCACGCAACCAAGCGGAAGCGCAACGCACAGCGACGGAGCAGGAAACAGCCCTTGATAGGCAAACTGCTTTGGAGTCAATCAATGCCCGTGAGCGTCTGTCTGCCCGTGATCTTAACGCTATAGGAGCGCCTTTATAATGCCTGATAAACGAAAAGCCAAAAAATCTGCTGCCAAGACAGCGTACCAAAGAAGCATAGGTTGGGGAGACACCCCCAAAAACCATCGCACTAGTGGGGGCGGAGGGAAGGGGCGCGGCCCTACCCCTACAAGACGAGTACCCAATACCAACGAAACTGATACGCAGGATTATCCAGCTGATACGAAGGGTTATGAGCCAACAACACGCCCTCCCAGCCGCGCCGAACTTAAACCCCAGAACATGCCCAACCCATACAAGATCAAATGGGAGAACCAGGGTCCTCCGAGCGACCTGTGGCACTCAAACCCCCAATATCGAGAACTCCAAAGAAGGATCTCCGTTGCGATACAGGAGGGGGCTACCCTCGACCAGGCCATAAGCAAGGGGACAGAATACGCGCCCAAAACCCGTGAGCTAAAATCGTGGATTCCCATGTACAAGAAGACGTTAGGTAACGTGTTCAACAAGGACCCTTACGAGTGCTTTGAGGACATGGCCTGCTACTACGACAGGTCCATAGACCAGACCCCCGCTGGCAGGGTTCACCTTGACAACCCGTTCTATACGCCTGTACCTGGCAGTCCTGGGTACTCTGACAGTAAACCACCCGCTTCACGCAAAAAGCTGCTTGCGGGCCAATACAGCAAGATACCAGGACTTCCTACCTAATGGCCGAAGACGCAGCAACCGCAACCAATTTTTATGCTGGGGACAATTTCTCGGATTCGATGGACAACCAGAAACGTGCGTTGCTTGCTGCTATGGCGGAGCGTGGAGCTGAGGGTGCCCAGGCTTTTAAGACGGCGCAGGCTGATACTGCTGCCCAGCGGCAGGCTTCTCTTAACGCTGCTGCGGCCCGTGGTGCGGCTATCAACGCCCCCGAGTCGTTGAATGCTGAGCTTAACGATTCCTATGATGCGATGCAAAACATTGGTCTTGGGGATTCGGCCTTGTCGCATGACCGCGAGATTGCGCGCATAACGGCTGCTAACACGGCCTATTTGGATCAGATGAAGGCGTCTGGCCCGTTGCGTGAAGAGTTTTATAATGCTGAGCTTGCCAAGATTGTTGCCTTACAGCAGAACAGTGGCGGCGGTTACGGCGGCGGTGTTGGGCAGGCGGAAGACCGCAGTTTGACGTACGAGGAACTTCTGGCTCTAAACCCCGACAACCCTTACCAGCTTGAGTTAGACGCTGTGCTACCGAACCCAGATATGCCCAACATGGGCAACTACTGGGACTCGGCAGGATTCACAGCAGGCCGAAATGAAGTAGAGTGGTCCTTGCGGGAAGGTGCCACTCTGGAAGAGGCGCTGGGGGCCGCATGGCAGGTTATGGCTGACACCCCTTACGGGCCTGGGGACGGATATGCTCAGCGTGGGGCATATAAACAGATATTGCGTTACCAGTTCGAGAATGTGGGGGGATACAATCTTACCGGCACCCCTGAGCAGCACACGGTGCCGCAGAAGTTTGCGCCTCTGGGTCCGGATTCCTACCACCAGTACCAGTCGGGCCGTTCGGGTGCGGGTCAGACCAGGGCACTACCTGGTAGCGGCGGTTCTACTGTTAGGGATGGTTGGGCTGCCCCGACCCCTGATACGCGTGTCGGGTCAAGGCCGGATTCTTACGTCAGACGTGGACCCATATAAACAGAGATTGGCTGCCAGCGGGGTACACTAATAGGAAGTAGGCCCTATTCTTTGAGGTAGTTAATGCCAAATGACGGTTCAGGTTTCATTTCGGGTTCTCGACCTGGCACAGGTGGTACTGTAACAGCACCTCCCCCGTCTACGCCCACGTCCCCTGTTGCCCCGTACACGCCCACTACCCCTCCCCCGTCCACGGGTGGCGGGGACGGTTCGGGGTTCATTTCGGGCGGTAGACCTGGCGCAGGGGGGCCTGTAGTAGTACCCGCCGAAGTACAACCTCCCCCGCCCACGGAGGTGCCCGCCGACGGTCTTACTCCTTTCGGGGACATGTTTGTAACGCAGCAGCCAGCAAGAGACGGGGGCGGCATCATTCAAGGACCCGTCCTCACCGACGAAGAGCGCGTAGACGCCTACAACAGGGAAAGCCAGGACGCACTTGACGACTGGATGGACAGCACACAGGATTCATTATCCCGCCTGGATGAGAACTCCCAAACCGTCCTAGAAAGAAACCAGTGGAACGATATAGCTAAGTTCATGGTGATGATGTCCATGACGGAGGAGCTGAACCCTGACGCACCTGACGAACTGTTGGAAGGGATAGTCAGCGTTAACAGTGGGCTTATGGAGGACTACGGGGACTCTCTCAAGGACCACCTTGAGAACCTCGAAACGGGCTGGTGGGATGCCAACTATGTTGAACCTGAACACAAAAACATTTTCCAACGTAGGCTTGGTGAGTATAAGGAGGAGGTGGGCCGTGTAGCACAACAACCTATTCTTAGCCACATACTAAAGGGCATGAACTGGACCTCCCAGAAAACTTTAGTCCGTTTAGATGAGATGAGGGTCAAGGCCAACCAAAGCAATTTTGATTTTTACAGTTACATGCGCGAGGAAGCTGCTAAGGACGGCGACGAAGACCGCTACGCATCAATAACGCAAACTCTGCTTGATATGCAAGACGACCCCCGCTACCTCGTCAGGGCAGAACCTGGCGAAGATGGAAACATAAACTTCCTAGAAGCCTACATGGGTAAGGACCCCGACTGGGGCGGGTGGAAGGGGCAAGTATTAAACGTGTTCGGCACAGCCATATTTGACCCTGTAAGCTATGTTGGTCTAGGCCCCCTAAGTAGGGCGGCTGCTGTCAAAGCATCTATACGCATAGGGGCGGCTGCTGATGGTGCGGCGGAGGCCGGTATAGCGTTGAGCCGTCGCATAGGTGCTGTTGGTACTAAAGGTTTGACTGCGGCAGAAACCGCCAATATGGTCCGCTGGTCGCAGTTCGGGTCGGAGAACATTTCGTCCGCCCTTAGGTCGTCACGTTTCTTTGCCCGCACCCCCGAGGTGGCACACGCACAGCAGATGCGACACCTGGCGAGAAGCGGTCAGTCCGGTATTAGGGTGGCAGGGAAAACAGTTATACCTACTAACCCGCAGGGGCTGGCACAAAGCAGCCTCGTACAAAAAGTTATACCTCGTATAGCGGGGGAGCGAGGCGCACAATTAGCTGCCGCTGCTACCAGAGGCGGCAGGTGGGCCGACGAAGTATTCCGCAGCACATCAGTAACCACATCTGTTCCCCGTAGGACAGCACAGGTAGTACAAGCAGATGCCGAGAGGGCCGCAGCAGAAGCAGGGATAGCGGCAAGAGCAGCCGCAGCCTCCGACGCTAACGTGGCAGCGACTGCCGCAGAAAATCTGGCAGCCGCACGCAGGGCAGCGACAATCGTAGACCCCACAGACCTGAGAACCACAGCCACAGGTATGCCTATGCCCAGCGGCACTCCTGGTAACAGGTTCGCACGGCCAAGCGTAGTAGCACGAGAAGGAATGGAAGCAGAAGAAGCCTACACCGCAGCCCTCAAACTTAACACAACAAACGCAGCATCTACTGCACAGGCAGATTCGGCAGCAGCAGACTTTGCGGCTGCACGCAGTACGGCTGTACCTAACAACCCTGTACTAGGCGACCCGTCCACGTTGACAGGGTTCAATATGCCGGAGCAAGTAGCATCAGGCACTGCCCCGAAGAGGTTTGCACGTTCGGGCAACTTAGGACGACAAACAGAAGAAGCATACCAGGTCGCACGTAAAGCTAACGAAGCGGAGGCCCTACGTGTCCTAAAAACGGACCCTCCTCCCGTCGTGCTTGACGCCCTCGACGATATAGATGATGCCCTAGCTACCGTAGATGTTCTTATACGCACCAAAGTAAAAGCCGGTTTGCTCAACCACATCAAAGACAACAAGGTTGTTAACACGGTACGCAAAGGCTTAGTACCACGAGAACGCCTGCTAAACCCTGCTTTACGAAGCGCTGACGTAGGCCCGCAGGTGCTCGGGTCAGCCGTATCTAGGTCCAAAGGTCTTAGGGAGATGCGTCTGTCCGACGCTACCAGGGGGCTAACTGAGTCGGCTGTCAAAGCCGCCACTAAAGAGTGGGATAGCTGGGATGAGTTAAACAAGTTCCTTAACCAGGCCATGTCGTCTATGGAGAAGTATGAGGCTGCCATAGTCAGGCTAGAACAGTTGGGTCCCGATAAGGCAAAAACTTTGCGTTTGTTGGAGGACATGGGGCAGGCGGATGACGGTATTAGGGCGTCGGTGATTCGTTCTGGTACTGACTTGTCTGAGTTGCGGGATCTTCGTAATTACATTCCTCGGATACTTGGCCCTGAACTGAAACAAGACATCAAACTGTACATGGCTGAGCAGGCCGACGACATTGTTCGGGCAGAAAAGGCCCGCGCTTTCGCTGGCCTTGGTATTGATGTTAAGATTGAGGATGGTGTCTGGCAGGTCGTTGACGACGCTGCAACATCTCGGGAAGTCTTTGACATGACAGCGCAGAAGGGGGCGCTCAATCGGCGCAACCTTGACGCCTCCGTACAGGACTTGTACGAAGTCAACGACGCCCAGCGGGCTGCGTTGCAGCACGACGTGGACGGCCTCCCCAACCCCCTCGCAGACTTCGACGCGGACATGTTCAGCAACGATGTTGTTGCCGCCATATCTTTCAGAGCGCACGCAGCCTTCCAAGCTGAGATGCTCATGGACCTGACAGATGACATTGCCAGGTTCTCTGACGAATTGGGACGAAAGTACGCCTACGTGGCACGAAGTCCCAAGGACATTCTTGCTGTAAGAGCGCAGATGAAGCTGGACGGGATTATAGGCACCGAGGGGTATGCCATCAACCAGTTACCAGGAGGGGGGCAGACCTTTATGAACGAGGTTATGCACACTGAACTAAACAGCACCCGCATGTTCTTGGAATCCACCGCCGACATGAACGTTTATCAGCGGAACCTTCGGTCTGCTAACTCTGTTTGGGCCGCAACCGCAACCGTGCCTATGCCCACGGGCCTTCCCCACCATTTACGCAACGCACAAGGTAACGTGTTCCTAGCGACCCTCGGGGGGATTGACAACCCTATACGGTTCACACAGGCAGCACGGATACAGAACCTGCAAAGGCAGATACGGAACCGTATTGATGAGGTTGGTGGGACTTGGGATGATGCAGCTAAGGCGGTTAAGGGTGTTAGTGCTGAGGACGCAGTTCTCATAGAGGAGATCCGCGCACTGGGCATTACAGCTTCAAGCCAAGCAGGTGACCAGGTGGGTATGTTAGGGAATGAGGGTGGGCTAGCCCAAGCCATCCTCGGGTCTTGGCCTGTCACAAAAGGTAGGGCACTAGGAGAAACTTTTGAGAACAACGGGCGCATTGCCCTGTACATCGACGGACGAATCAAGGGCATGTCCCCCGAGCGGGCCGCAAGCAACACACGCACGTTCCTGTTTGACTACTCCGACCTGACCAAGTTCGAGTCTGGTGCCGCCCGTGTTCTCATGCGGTTTTATACTTTCACTCGTAAGAACATGGCCGTAATGGCGTCTTCGCTGGTCAGGTATCCTGGCCGTGTTGTCAACGCACAACGGGTCATGGAAGCAGGAACCGACGCCTTTATGGGCAGCGAAATACCCACCCCTGAGGGCATGATTTTGCCTGACTGGTTCGCTGAGAAGAACATCAAATTACGCAGCGGTGGACTGTACGGTGCCATAACCGGCGCAGAGTATCAGGCAGCAGGGGTTGACACCCCTCTGGTGGCAGCATCAGGCACATTGGGGAACTTGGGGTCCTACCCTGGGTCTGTACCAGGACTGCGCGAAATACTGCCAGAATGGATGACCTACGGTGGCAAGCAGGACACGTACGCCAGGACTTTGGGACTGTTCAATGGTGTACCAACAAGCGTGCTGGACTTATTCTACGGTGGCCGTTTCGGGCGTGACCCATTCACAGGTGGCCCGCTGGAGGAAGGCGGGGTTAATGATGCCTTACGGGTTTTTGAGACTTTTCTTCCTATTGTCAGCAGGGTTGATGGGCTGATAGAGAAATGGATGGAGGATGAGGGCGAAGTTGGCCGTTGGCTTCTGTACATCAATAACCTTACGGGGCTGAGCAACTTCAATATGACTGATGATAGGCAGGAGGGGGCTAGGGCGCACATCATTAACCAGGTGGAGGATGCTGTAACTGCCTTCCGTAAGGAGTATCCTGACTCGAAGATTCCTTCTATTTCGGAGCTTCGGGCTGCGGGTGCGCTTGCTTTTCAGTCTGCCGCTTTGCAGGCAGCCTGGTATGCGGACCCTGATGACATTGACAGTGATCTGCTTGCGTCGATGACTAAGGAGCAGCGTGACGGGCTGCGGGACGACGGGTATTACATTGGTCCTGAGCCTGAGGATCGCCCTGCTACTAGGGGCGAGTTGGCTATTGAGACACAGAATAGGATAGATTCGCAAATACTGTTCCGTGAACGGAACGGTATGACCCCCCTTACTTATACGGAGATTCTGAACTTACGACTGTCTAGCCCAGGGATACCCAACCAGGGGTTCTTCCTACAGCGAGACATTGAGCCTCTGTCAAACGCTAACCGTTTCAGTACGAAGGAAGATGTTGACACCTCTGTGGAGGATCTGAATAACTTCAACGCTGTGATGGGGTACGGGACGACTATAGAGGAGTTGGCCGAGTTGCAGCCTCTGCTTGATGATATGAGTAGGGCCGTACAGGAGGCCATCGACGACAACGTGACTGAGGAGGAGTTTGATGACTGGCTTATCAACGACTACCTTACCCGTACGGAGAAGGGCAACCTTCCGGCACCGTTCGGGATTGAGCCTGGTGAACTGTATTCTGTGGACCTGTGGCGTGACGGTACTCTGTCCGCCGATGACTTGGACAAGTTTAAGGTTCGTGCTTGGGAGCAGCGTGCCGTGGTGGACTTCTACTACAAGCGATACATTGGCCGTGCTCCTACGTGGCTGGAATCTACCACTTGGGTGTACCAGACGTTGATGAGTAAAGGCGATCAGGTGTACGCAGGCTTGAAGCCGGGTGTTGTGGTTCCTTCGAGAGGCAATGTGCAGTCGGAGGCAGAGGAGAAGGCTGATGCTATTAAACTCATTGATATTGTTAACCAGACTACGCTGTCTGATGGCACTAGCGGTCCTGCGCTGGGTGGGGGCAGCGGTTCGAGCCGGGACGCTTCGACCCCTAACCCGTTTGCTAACCGCAGCCCCGGAGGCTAGGTCTTAAAGAGGACCTTTGGTGTGTCCCTGTCAGACCTACGACCAGCAAAGTACCCTTTACACGCTTGGCATTGGTACTGCGGGTAGCTGTATGCGTTAGCGTAACGTGTCCCGCGCTTCTGGTAGTGCTTGGATTGGCAGCGGGGGCAGGCTTCTTTGCCTGTGTATACGGAGAGGTTGGGGTGTGTCTTGTCGAAGGGAAGCATAATCCAGTAGGCGTCTACGAGGGATCGGATGTCACCTTTTGCGTAGCGGTACATGTGTTTCCATGCCTTCTCATCGCCTTTCATGCAGCCTTTCCAGGTGGCGAACCCGCCAGGGTCTTGCTTTAGGGTGACGTTAAGGAAAGCGCACACGTCTTTGAGCGAGTTGGAGGACAGCTTGAACTCTCGTCGTGCCGTCCGCAGGGTGTCCACACTTTTACGAAACGGGACGGGTCCGTACCCGTGTTCTAAGAACTTGGCGTTCGCTTTCTTGTCATCGAAGCCTTTGCCGTTGTGCGCTATGGAGATGTCTGCCTGCGAGAGTAGGTCGTGTAGTTGTTCGGTCAGCCACTCGTCATCTAGTACTCCTGGCTGATACAGGGGGTCGTCGGGCATTCCGAGGACGTGAACTTTTTTGTCGGGTCCGTCGAGCCATTGCCAGGAGAAGCAGAGTAGTTTCCAGTCTTCAACTATTTCGATGAGGGAGGTGTCCCACTTTTTCCAGGAGTATCCGAGGAGGGGCGAGCTTTCAATATCCCATACGAGTCTGCGTAGTTCTGTCATGTTACCCTTCGAGGTGTAGTAGGTCTGTTATCGTTTCACATACGACAGAGGCGATTGCTTCTGCTTCTTCTACGTTCATTCCGTCGGCTGCGTACAGGATGCTGTAGCAGATTTCCTTCTCTAGGTCTACGTCGTCTGGTAGTGTCATGGTTTAGTCTACCTCTACTTCGCTAAGGGGCAGCCGCATGACCCGGGTACGTTTACCAAGGTGTTCTACCCGTGTTTCGATTGCCTGGTGGTTGTCTACTAGGAATGCTTTGATTCCTTTGGCGTTGTTGGTTGGTAGTACGAATGCCTGCGATTTGGCTACTTCTGTGCGTAGGTTTACGGGGGCAACGTACACGTATTGTTCGTCTTTCCACACGGGGTCAGTGTAGAGGTTGTTTTCTAAAGCCCAACGTACGGCCTCAAGTATGGGGTTAGACTTTTGTGCTTCGGTTGCTTCTTTGGTTATGTTCGATGTGTCAAGTTTTGGCATGACGAAACCAGGGTTTATTTCTGTGAAGAAGTCTGAGAGTAGCCGCCAGCCGAGGTCTAGTACACCAAGGTTGATGCGTTGCCGGTCGTTGAGCGAGGCGTCTCCTGCGGGTTGGACGTTGATCCGTTCGATGAACGGGTCGTTGTCTTTGCCGCCTGTTAGTAACCATTCCAGGTAGGTTCGTGCGTAGCCGCCTGAGGGTTTGGCTATGGGGCCTCGGCCTTCTTTGGTCATGCGGAGTAGGACCATACGGTCGGTGTGTGACGTTTCGATAAACGATTCTTCGCCTGTTACTAGGACTGGTACGACGGTGGGGATCTCTGTGACTTCGGCTTTGTTGTCTGTCATTCCACCTTTGTAGGATGGTTGCCCTGTGTAGGAGTCTCGTAGTAGCTGGTCGAGCTGGTTCTTTGCGTCTTCCCTGGCACCTGGCCGGTATTCGTCAAACCATACAGGAATAGCATTGGCACTCGCAAAGAATGCCGTCACTGCGTATGGCGTAGTACTTGTCAGGTTCGTTGTGATGTCGGAACCAGAGAAGCCTGCCAACAACGTCTCGGTAAGCGTCGTCTTCCCTGTCCCTGAGCCACCCGAAATGGACAGGATCGGGTATTGTGAAAATAGGGGACGTATGGGTGCTGTCGCTAGCCATGCTAAGAAGGGTCCTGTGATGTCTGGGCGGTGCATATTATACATCGCCATGAACTCCTGTATAGGGTTACACGGGAGCGACGGCAAACTGATGCGGCCTTCGAGATTTATTTTGGAGGCGGGTGGGACGTATTCCCATACGTCGGTTCCGATGTGGCCTCCGGGCCATACGAAGTCGCCCTCGTGCCAGCCTGCCTGCCTTGTCATGCGTCCTTCTGGTAGAAACACGGACTCGTGTAGGAGGAGCTGTAAGAGCCTCTGGTGGTCGCCAGCCCCGCCTGACCACACTACAGCGTGCATGTTACACCATCGCACTAGGGCGTTTGTGGATGCCATAGCTTCGATTGGGATGATAACGTCTGTGTTGTGCGGTTGTAGTTTGCCTTGGAACCCTATGCTGCCATCCTCCGAACGAAGAATGGACTCTAAAGCAAGATGCCAGTTGTTTAACACACGAGGGTTTCCCTTCTCGTGCGTAGCAGGGCGGGCATAGTTTCCGCTCAACACTATAAGATCCAACGGTCGGTCCTGCATAGGACGAGAACGACCCGGCAACGAAAGCACCTGCGGTCGTGTCAGCCCCGCAATGTCCTTACCAGGCGGCAACGGGATCACATAAGCCGTCCCCTGCACACCAACATGCATAGCCCACTTCACAGCAGCGGTACGCCCCGCACTGTCACCATCGAAGGCAATATAAACTTCTCTGCCTTCCAACTTCTCCACCCCAATGAGACGCTCAGGGAGATGCCCTGTACCAGGAACCGCTAGCACCTCGAAGCGGTCACCAAGGATGGCGTCAGCCACCCACGCATCCGACTCTCCTTCACACAACAGAACCGGCAGCGTACTATCGCCACTCAAGTTAGGTAGCCCATACAAAGCCATGTTGCTGCCTGTACTAAACCACTTACCGGAACGGCCACGGTGACGCACAGCAACAAGGTCACCGTGCGAATCAAGGTACGGGATGAGAAGCACACCATCAGGCGTCGTACTAATACCCCACCTGGCCTGCATCTTCACAGGGTCAAGGTGAGCGAACGACGGGTGCGCCGTCTTCTCATCATAAAGGAAGGCGGACAGCCCCCGGGCTATAGAGGGACTGTCCGCAGCATCCAGCTTGGCCTGCGCCTCGTCTGGATTGAAAGGCTCACGGGCAGCAGAACTAATAGAGGGGCCTTCCCACTCCATGCCACAAAACTTTACATACAGTTCCGTGCATCTAGTTAAACCTTCAGTGAGAGTACAAGCAGCATCGCCCCCCTCGAAACGTATCACCAGATCAATGACACTACCTTGTAGGCTTTCCGCGAAGTCACCCCAACGCTGCTCCCCCTTCGTGTTCTTGAACACGTCAAAGGATGCGTTGGTGTCCGCACGGAAAGGCGACAGGTAATGTAACCGTCCTGATGATTCGCTGGCAGGGTGATGATCGTACTCTGCCAACACAAACGGGATAGGTAGATGAAGCCGAAGCTCATCGGGTCCCGCCTGTTTCGCTTCGATAGGGGTTGTCACTTACAGGTCTATCTCAGCGCCAGTAGCGGCAGGGGCAGGGGCCGCAAACTTTTCAGGCTCCTTCGCAAAGGGGGCGTACGTGTGGTCGTTCCAAGGATCGCCACCGCCCTTATTGTCACGGTAGCCTGCGGTGATAGTGACCTGCGATCCGACAAGGTGCGCCGAGATTGCTTCAGCGGAAGGGTCCGCATCAATAAAGGTCTTGTCGCAACCGAGCGCCTCAAGGACACCGAATGCTTTGCCGTTACCGAAAGCGTTGGCCGAGAAGGAGATGTTGTCCCAGAAGGACTTGCCTCTATCTTCGCCGTCCATCACAGTGATCTGCACACCGAACGCATCGAAGCCGTTCTTAGTTTTCTTGTTGTTAGAGCGGGCAACTTCTGCAAGAAATACCTGGCCCGATGTCGGCTTCCAGCCGCCACCTTCAGACGAGATACCTTCTTTTTCTGCTGCCGCATATAGGTCTTTAAGCCCCATTGTTGTCATCTTCTTCCTTAGTTGTCTTACGTTCGATCTTAGGGTTGGCACTATAATCAAGGCCAAGGGTGTCCGCCAACTCCCGAGGGAAATAAAGCGGAATGATTACCGGCTCACCAAGCTCAGTCATTGGTGTCGCCATAATTTCTAACTGCACCACGTCTGTGTCAAACATGTCACGGGTGTCATCTAACATGACGTACCCCGCCGACACGGTGCAAGGGATAAGTGTGTCTGGTTCTTTAGGTTTCTTGGTCATGCGTTTACCTGCTGGATCATAGTCTTCATGGACGGTGAAACAATAACCTTACCGTTCGTGTCACGAACAGCGTGAAGGCGGCACTTCGCTTGTGCGTCACCAGTAACAATATCCATCACACGAATATCCAAACCGTCTTGCCCGAGTGCATCACGCATGAAGCCAAGCACATCAACCCAACCAGGAATACTTTTCCTTAACGCCCCCTGCAATAGGGGGATGGCAGGGTGAGCCTCAGTATCAGAACCCATCACAATTACCACGTTCACCTGACGGGGACTGTTAGGCCATGTCAGGTCACGTAGGGAACGGATGTGTTCGGCCATCATGTCAAGAAGTTTCCCCCACTTCTGCTGATCGAAGATCGTACCAACACCTTCAGAGATGTTGCGCTTACACAGCGACTGCATCTCGGTGAGCGAATCTAGTACGACCGAGTTGAACGGGTGCTTGCCGCTTTTCAACACGGTGATTGCCATGTCAACCTGGGACCAGTCCGTCACGTTAACCACAACAGACGTGTCCTTGGTAAGGTCCGCCGCTGCGGGCGGTTCGTCCATCGGGTTCCAGAACACCTTCGGTGACTGGGTATCCATAGACCCGCCCTCGTAGTCGAGGATCAGCCGTGGCCCTGGTGCGGTGTCCGCAAACCAGGTCTTGCCTGACCCCCAATCTCCGTGTACTGCGACGCTGATGCGCCGGTAGTCCGTTTCGTTACTCATCTGTCTCCCTCTTAACATAGTTCAATCCGAGAACTGTTTCGTAATCGCTGCCGTCATCCACCATACCGCACACATCTAGCATCCCGCAATCCCAGGAACAATCCTTGTTGGGGTTGGGGTACAGCGACGGGGTATCAAGGCCGTAGTTGCCCACGTTTTCTATCACCCTAATCATGTCAGCAATAATAGCGTACAGGTGGTCGGCGTGCTTGCCCATCATCCGCTCCGAGATCCCGAACCCAGACTCCCCGTAGAACGGGGGCTTGGCTGCTGCGGTTCGCAGCACACGTCGGCCCATAGAATGTTGTGCCCGCACAGGAAACTTGCCCAGCCGTAGACCTTCAAGGTACGAGTAGGTGAGCAGTTGGAAGTCTGTGGTTGGCGGTGTCTGTGACAGGGTGGCAACAGATTTGAGGTCGTCGAGGACGTACCCGCCAAGCATGGTGTCTTCGTACACGTGGTCTGCTTTGTAGGTGATTGTTATGTCGTGTTCTGACACCTGGAAGGGTAGTAGTTGTTCACGTTGCTCCTCCACCACAATGCTCTTGCGGCCTGCTTCGATGCCTTCTTCTTCAGACCAGTCAATGTAACCCTCGACCATACGCAGGGCGAGGCTAAGGCTCTTTATCCAATCAGGGAAGGCGTCGTGATCGGGTCCCACATCCTCCGGCTTGACCTCCAGATTGAAAGCGTCATGCACCGCCTGCGCTGCACCGTCCCTGTCCTCACCAACACGGTAAGCACCAACACCCTCGTGATACAACGTGCCCGTATGATGCGCGCCAGGGTAATCGTCCGGCTTCTTCCACCCCTCCTGGTACTGCAACCACCACGAACGGCGGCACCTAATAAAGCGTTTGATTTCTGATTGCCTAAACGTGTAACTCATATCTCGAACTCCTTCTCCCGCTCCTCAACAAACCGTGCGTGCTTACGATTGTAATACACACGCCACGCAGCCTTACAAGCAGGACACGTACGATCACGCTTACCCTGCTCAATACGACGCAGCTCCTGCTTATAGCCACGCACCGTACCATGACGAACTTTCTTAGTAGGTCTTACCACGAACAACCCTCCCGCAAGAATCGCAACGACGGTAGCCACGGGTGTAATACCGCCAGCTATGCCCCTGCATGAACCCGCACCGGACCTCTTGACGAAACCGTTTCATCATACTTCACCTCTCGAAGCGGCCTCAAGCCACAACGGATCACGGACCAGTTGTTGCAACTTGCCCTCCTTATCGTGGCACACAGCGTGTACCGCCTCATCAATAGTACCATCAGAGATCAACACAATGTATTGCAATTCTGTGACTTCTTGACCGATACGATTGATACGAGCCTTCGACTGCTTGTTAGCCACATTACTATACGACTCCTGCAAGAACACCATGCACGCAGCAGCAGTGAGAGTAATACCCTCAGCCCCCGCCCCTGTTGTGCCCAGCACCACGTCGATGCTGCCTTCCTGGAACCGTTCAATAGTCAACGCACGCATCTCCGGGGACTGCCCGCCCGTGACCATGCCCACCGAAAAACCGGCAGCCTCCACCTCGGCAGCGGCAAGCTCAATCAGCTTACGAGACTCCGCATACACAACCATCTGGCCGCTGTGCTCTTCGAGAATGTCCAGCAAAGCTGTGACCTTGTTCGATGGCATCGTTAACGCCGTGACCTTACCCTCATCGTCAAGCACAGGCGTAGCCGAAGCCATCTGCCTTAGCCTCGTAGAAACCACCAACGGCTCCGACGCAATAAGCATCCGCCCATCCAACTCCGTCATCATATGCTTACGCATCTGATTGTACGCACGCTCCTGCTTAGACGAAAGAGGGATGCGACGGATGTCAACAGGATGATCCTTCAACCCCACAACCTCCTTAGTCCTACGCAAATAACGGGGGTCCAAAAACTTTCTCATCTCCCGCTCCGTATTAGGATTCAACCCAATGTTCTCCAACCCCCCATGCCAACCAACATTCGTGATGCAGTAACGGTCACGGAACCTCGAACGGGCAGGCCACTCCTCCGCACAAACAAAATGCATGACGCTCCACAGGTCATCAGGGTCATTCACAATAGGTGTCCCCGTCAAACCGAAACGGTGCCGTGCAGTCTCCGCAATCTTCCACAACGCACGGGTCTGCTTCGCCTTAGGCGACTTAACCTTATGCACCTCGTCCGCAATCACACACCCCCACGGACGATTCAACTCAGCCGGTGCCCCCTCCTTAACCAACGACCCGAAGGCAGCCAGCTCCGAATGCAAACGCAACGACTCGTAGTTTATAACGTACACGTCAGCGTCCTCCGCCAACAGCTTGCGCCGCTTAGCAGCCGACCCCTCCACAACCACAACCTTGCGGTCATCCAACCACACACCGCACTCCTCTTTCCACTTGTACTTCATAGAGTTAGTGCAAACAATAAGCAACGGGAACCCGTCAAGGTCCTCGATAGCAACCAAAGACTCCACCGTCTTACCCAACCCCATCTCGTCCGC